ATTTTTTTCACAAACTTAGCACCAGATACAATCAAAATGATATATTGGGCTTTTTTGTTAGTAATTTTTTGGTTGATAGTAACAAGTGGGTAGGAAGTTTAATAAGAAATGATGGTCAAGATGTTTTTACAGAATGGAAGAAACGCAATGAATCTTTTGAATACTATTTTAGAAGTGATTGTGTCCACATCTTTAATGATTTTAATGCTAGGCACCTTTCTTTTGATGATGGTTTTAGCAGCTTTGGTGGACAGCATCCTAGATTTTTTCAATTGGTTCTATCAAAAAAAATATCTTACGAAACTGCAATCGTTTTCAATAAAATCTTATCTTATAGTAAGTCTTGGAACAAACAGATTGTTGAACAAGTGGTTTGGCCAATCCACGCCAAAAGGTTAAGTAAGTATGAACAATTTGTTAAATATAATGAAACAAAATGCAAATTAATATTAAAAGAAATTTTTGTAACAAAATAAAAACACAATATAAATAAAAATATGAACGACATTAGATTGACAGAAATTTTAAAAGACGTAGATAGAACTAAATTGCCAGACAATCGTTTTAATCCTTATATGTCAGCTGTAGATGGTTTTAAAGAAAACGAAAGTTGGATTAAAAAAGAATTTAAGGCATTTGGCATAAGACTATTGGTCAATATTGCAATTGCATCAGCTTTAGTTATAATCTATTACATATACAGATAATGTCTAACGTCTTTTGTATAGGCAATGGCAAAAGTAGAAAAGATTTCAACTTAGAAAAACTAAGACCTCACGGTAAAATATACGGATGTAATGCTCTTTATAGAACATTTACACCTGATGTATTGACGGCCGTAGACCACGGTATTATGCACGAGATATACCATAGTGGTTATTGTAATAAAAATGAAACTTGGTTTAGAGATTGGAATAAACTACCTGCTGATATATTTGAATCTATTGTTTATTCAGGCATTTCAACAGAGCAAAAAGATGATGTAAAAAAATATGATTTACTTACACAAAATTTAAGAACAGATCAAAAAGAATTTGTAATGCACGGTGCTAATTTAAAAGGTTTAGTAGATGTATTATATAGAGAAGAAAATCGAATAGAAAAAAAATTTATTAAACATAGTTCCGCTTGTATTAGTTGGGTAAAAGATGATGACAAGACACACGATCTAAAAGAAATTATGAAAAATGAACAAGGTGTTGCCATAGACCACGGCTGGTCAGCAGGACCTACTTCAGGATACATAGCAATTCAACAACATTTACCTAAGAAAGTTTATTTAATTGGTCACGATTTATACAGTGCTGATAATAGAGTAAACAATTTATACGCTGGCACTAAACATTATGTAATACCTGAACACAGTCCAACACCTTGTATTAATTGGATAGACCAATGGAAAACACTATCAAAATGGAATTCTGATATATCGTTTATAAAAGTAAATGAATACAATGATGACCGAGATCAAACCAATGCCGCTATATCTGAATGGCACGGTATACCAAATATTAAATATATGAGTTTTGCACAGCTTGACAAAGAACTAGGACTGTGATATATTAATAGTATGTATATTAGAATATTGAATTATTTAATTAATAGACTTGAAAAGGTGAGAGATAAACTGAGAAATCCTAAGGGTATTTCAGCTAAAGAATGGGCATCTCAACACAAAAAGTGGCGTGAAAAGAGTTATAAATAATACTGATAGCGATTATACAGCTAACACAAATACAAACATACGGAGAATACAATGGACTTTAATACATTAAAAACTAGTCACTCTAACTTTGATAAACTTACCAAAGCACTAGAGGCTAACCTCAATCCTGAGGATATTAATAAAACATCAAAAGACAAATACGCAGACGACAGAATATGGAAACCTGAACTAGATAAAACTGGTAGTGGTTATGCCGTACTTCGTTTTTTACCAGCAACCGAAAAAGAAGAAATGCCGTGGGTACGAGTTTGGTCACACGCATTCCAAGATAAAGGTGGTTGGTATATTGAGAACTCATTAACAACTTTAAATCAAAAAGATCCTGTAAGTGAAGAAAATACTAGACTATGGAATACAGGTGTTGAATCTGATAAAGAGATAGCAAGAAAAAGAAAAAGAAAACTATCTTACTTCTCTAATATATTAGTTGTAAGTGATCCAAAACATCCAGAAAATGAAGGCAAAGTATTCATATTCAAATTCGGTAAAAAGATATTTGATAAGATTACTGAAGCAATGCAACCAGCATTTGAAGATGAAGCGGCCATTAACCCATTTGATTTTTGGAAAGGTGCAAACTTTAAACTAAAAATTAGAAAAGTAGATGGTTATTGGAACTACGACAAGTCTGAATTTGAGCCTGTTGCTCCAATTGCTGATAATGATGAAAAAATCAAAGCAATATGGTCTAAACAATATGCTCTTACACCTTTCTTGGCCCCTAGTAATTTTAAATCCTATGATGAACTCAAAGAGAAACTGAATAGGGTTATTACGGGAACTAGAAATACTGCTACTATTGAATCTGCTGATCTCCCATCGGCTAAGACAAATGGTGCAGTAAAAAGTAATGGTAAAACTACTCCAGCCGCTAGTGATGATGACGATACGTTGTCTTACTTTAGTAAATTGGCGGATGACGAGTAATCTCTCTCTTTACTCATAACTTTGACGGTGGCCAGAAATGGCCACTGTTTAAATCGGCACTGTATTTAAATTAATAAAAGAACGATCAGGATTTGTAGGCAACATTGATATAGATTGTGTTGTATTATTATTTACAACATTACTAGAATTAGATGGTGCTATTACAGTTGATGATGGTTTAGAATCTTTAACAGCGGCCAAATCAGAACTCATTTTATTCACATTTAAAGGCCTAGGTATAGGTCTAATCATAGGCACTGATGAAGGTATTATATTATTAGGCGCCTCATTAGTAATTTGATTTGCTTCTGATGTATAATTTTTAGTATCACCTATTGTTGATGTACTTAAAGTAGATGAAACTGATTTTTGATTATTAGGTGTACCATATGCATTTTCCATTGCAGTACCGCTTTTATCTTCACTCATACTATCTAAAGCACCGCCTGATGTATCAGCTGGTTGTTTTTCAGCGCCTTCTTTATCACCAAATAAACTAAAAGGCCAAATATTTTTTATATCCTGAAATGCTTTATATAATTTATAGAGACCAATTATAACAAGACCTATTACAAGTCCTATACCTACACCTTTAGCAGCAGCAACACCAAATTTAAGAAGGCCAGCTCCTGCAGTTTTAAGACCACCACCTAAACTTGAAAACATATTAGGTATATTTTTAAAACCTTTAACTAAACTACCGCCCATTAATTTTAATTCACCAAAAGTATTTTTAGTTGAATCTATAGCGGCACCGAAGGTTTGTTTAAAAAATCCATCATATTGTGGGCCTTGTTGTAAATTGGCCTTTGATTTCATTTCAGTAATTTTTTTCTCTTGTTCTCTTTCTTTCTCTTTACGTTTTATAATTTCTAATTCTTCTTTATTTGTTAATTTATCTTGACTTCTTAATTCTTTGATACGTAAATTATTTTCACGTGTCATTGTTACTAATTCTTTTTCGGCTGTAATGATGTCTTTTTTAAATTGTTTTTCTTCAGCAAAGGTTTGAACTCTTAATGTATTAGTTTTTTCATCTAATATTGTATTAATATTTCTTTCTCTTAATTCATCTCTAACCAATAGACGTTCTTGTTTTACTTGTTCTTTTAAATCTTGTTCTTTTTTTCTTTCTTCTCTTTGAAATTGTCTTGCTTGTATTAAATCATTTACATTAGCACCCATTGCACTAGCAATTTTTTCAAAGTCAGCACCCATAACTTTTTGTATTGCTTCCATTCTATCTAAAGCTTCATCTTGTGCCATTTCATTAGGCGAAGATAATAATTCTATTGTTCTTTTTAATTCAACCTCTACAGGTAAAAAGGTTTTCATTATTGCTTTTTGAACTTTTTGTGTTTCAACAACAACTGTGCTTTCAATACTACGCATTAGACCTAATGCAGCTTCAGAACCTAAATTTCCACCACTCTTTTCTGATGCTTGTTTTAATTCAGTTAATCTAGGTAATTTAGCATCACCTCTTTGTTGTGATATATCAGGTTCTTGTTTGAATTGGTCAAATTCTTCTCCAATAGCCTTTTTAGTTTCTTCTTTTAAATCTCCTACTAGATTTTCGTTAGAACCTTTTTTGTATTCACCTGTTTCCGGGTCAACACCTAAGGCCATCATTAATGATTTATCTTTATCAGCCATTTAACCTATTTGTTCTTCGTCTAAATTAATTTTTATTTTAGTTGCTTCTATTTTTTTAGTTTCAATCTTTTCTTGTGTTCTACCATATGCTGTTACACCTAATACGGCACCCATAGCAATATGAAAGAAACCAGCACCTTGCAATGTCAGTGGATTCCATTGTGTAAACACAACAGTCTTTAAATATGTTGCTTGAGCAAAATTCCATAATATAGGAAATATAACAAAATCAAAAGCACATACGGCCAGATATAACCAACCCATAGCAGGCCTCCACTTAGTATTGAAACCTGTTTCTTTATTATCTTTGTTCATTAACTATCCCTTCTTTTTCTCTCTTGTTCTTCTTTAATATAATTTACCAATAATGACACATAAATGTCACGTTCCCACGGTATCATATTTTCAATTTCACTTAATGAATATTTATGATGTTGCATCAACGCAAAATTAGTTTCAAAATATGCCTCTAGCGTATTGTGGGCGAGGCTAATCCGAAAAAATCTGCGATACCTGTTAACACTATTTTACTAGTTACATTCGTATTAGGATTTGTAACTTCTATTTCGTGCTTCAATTTAGGCATTGTATCAAAAAATGATTTAATTTTATTAAAAGCCTCTTGTGGTAAACTTTCAATAAATTCTTTTAATTCTTGTTTTGATGTATCTTTTGCAGGATATATT